CAGGTCTCATACGTGCGCAGAATGATCCGGCCCGGCTGGCTGGCCGTGTCCACGATGTACTTAGCCGCCGCAAACGTATGCTCGTGATCGCCGATGTCGTAATACACCACGCTCGTCACGTCCTGCAACGGCGGACGCGGAATATGGATCACGCCCGCCGCCGGCCACGCATCCAGCCACAACTCCAGCGTTTGCGTTACATATGCCCGCCAGTCGGCCTTTTCGCACCATTCGCGCGCCGCGCTGATCAATCCGATCAGCAGCGTGTCGTCGTCCAGCGTATCGACGCGGCATTGCGTCTTCGCTTCAGACAGCGTCAACGGCTCCTCGACGGGCGGATTTTTCACCTTGATCGGCATACCATCCTCCATTCCCCTCTTCTCGTGAAGAGGGGGTAGGGGCCGGGTCTAGTTCTTCGCCACGCATTTCACATTGACCGTCACCGGATTCGATCCGGCCAGCGTGGCCACCGTCCGAAAATACTCGCCATAGACCAGCGTGCGCGTGTAATCCACGGTATCCGTCGTCGCGGCCGCCATGCTGGCCACCGTCGCGTAATTGATGCCGTCGGCGCTGGCCTGATAACTCACCGTCACAGTTTGCGCCAGCGTGGCGTCGATCGCGCTGAAGCAATCCATCCACTCGAAGTTTGCGATGCGCACGCCGAGGCCGGTCTGCGTCGTCGTGATCTTGTTCGCCGTCAGCAGCGTGTACCGCGCGAACGAAGTGACCGTGCCTTGTGGCGCATCCGCCGGCGCTGCGCTCGTGGTGCCGCTCAACAGCGCCGCCAACGCCAGGCCGGCGATCCCGATCGTCAACAGCAGCTGCATCAAAGTGTTTTTGTTGATCATGTTATTCATCCTTTCTTTCTGGGCTTAGAAACTTTTTTGGGGACGCCTGTCGCGCGCGTCGCTTCCAACGTCGCCTGCCGCGCCTCTTGCAAGATTCGCGCGGCCTCGCTGATCTCTGCCTCCGTCAAGCCGTCGCTCGCATCGATGATGACGCGATCCGGCACGATCGGCGGGCCGTCCTTGATCTCGATCGCCTTGCCCATCGACAGCAGGCTGCGCCCGATCGGGTCCTTCACGTCCAGTTCATCGCCGACGCTCTGGCTCTTTCCTTCGACGAACGTGTTGCGCGTCAATCTGATTTTCATGTGTGCCAACTTTTTCCCTCCCTCCTAATGTCTGCGGAAATGTCCGCCCCGATTAGGAGGGAGGTAGGGTTTAAGGTTAGCCGACGCTGAAGTCGTCGCCGGCCGCGAATGACTGCGCATTGCGGATCGCCACATCGACGTCCTGCAACACGATCACGCGCACGGTCCCGGCTGTGCCGCCGGTATAGGGATCGACCAGCACATCCATGCCGCCCCACAGGCCGATCAGCATATCCGACCAGTTGCCGAAGATCATCGCCGACAGATCGATCGCGGCGCCCTTCGTCAGATTCCGCGCCAACTGATTCGTGACGTAGGCCGGATAACCGTTCAACGGCGCCGTCGCGTCATCCGCCCAGATCATGCGCGCGTCCGTGCCCGCCACTTTCGGCTTCTGCTTCAGGTAGCCGCGCACCACGGCGTTGGTCATATACGCCAGCGATCCGATGTCGGCGTTATCCGTCGCCACTTCGGTTTCCAGATTCACGATGTCCGCCCACACGGGCACGGCACCATCGGCGTTGGTGCCGTCGATGGCCGCGCCGCCGGCGAACACCGCCCCGATGCCGACCGTATTCAGTACCCCGTTCGGCTCGTCGTTGCCCGAAACGCCGGTCAGGGCCGCCAGATCGATCGCCAGCGCGACCGTGCGCGACAAATCCTCACGCACGAACGCCTCGACATCCAGGCTCGATTGCTTGAGCAGCTTGCGCGTGATGTCCGTCCACGCCCCGCAGGTCTTCGGCGTCAACGCCACTTGATCGATCACCTGCGCGCTCTCGTTCGGCGCATTCCCCTCCGTCACCCAGTAGGCCGTCGCGCCGCCGGTCTGCTTCGGGATCGCCACGTTGCCCGTCAGGCCCGCCAGCGTGCGCGCACCCGCGCGCAAGACCATCATCTGATTCCGCAGCAGATTGATGAACGAGGCCGTCAACAGATCGGTCGCGATCAGATCGCCGCCGACGCCTGCCCCGGTGGTGAAGTCGGCGCGCAAATCCTGGTACTGCCAGCCCACGCCCGGCCGATAAGCCCGCTGCACAGACCGGGCCATGACCACGTCCTCCGGCACGAAAAAGCCCTGCGGCTTCATGCCCAACTTCTCCGCCTGCGCCTGGCTGCACTCCAGTTCGAACTGCGCATCTTTCCACGCGCGCGGATTCGTCGCCTGATCGGCGGCCGCCGCGATGGCGCGCACGAACGAATAACGCTGCACTTCTTTCGCGCTCATCCCGATGGCCGGATCGGTCTTCATGGCCCGCGTCTCAGGCTGGCCACCCTCGGCGATGAACTTGTCACGCCGCTTGATGTCGGTGTCCGCCTGAGCGATCGCGCTCAACAACTGATCGATCTTCGCTTCAATTTCGTCCACCTGCTTCTCTTCCTCGGTGGTCAATCCGCGCTTTTCGGCTGCGGCCCGATCCAACACAGCAGTCCCTTGACTGCCCAGCGCTTCTTTTTGGCTGCGAAGCGCCTCGCGTTGGTGCATCAACTCCCTGACATTCACTGCACTCATCGCAATCCTCCTACTAGATTTTTTTCAGCAATTCAAGCCGTCGGCGCCTCGCCGTTAAGCTGTTGCTTATAATCATCATTGCGGCTTGTGGCAAGATTTCCTCTTCGGCCCGCACGCCGTTCAATCGCCGCAACGTCTCCTCGACACTGGCCACTCGATCGATCAACCCGGCCGCCTTCGCCTCTTTCGCCGTCAATACGCGACCTTCGCCGTAGTCCGCTTTGACTGTGGAGGTCGGCACGCCGCGCCCCTTCGCCACGTCGCTCACAAACAGATCGTAAGCGCCATCGACGATGCTTTGCAGGTGCGCGCGCGCCTCATCGGTCAACGGCTGATCGGGATTCGCTTCGGCCTTGTATTTTCCGGCCGTGATGTAATTCACCTTCAGCCCCATCCGCTCATTCATCGCCGAATAATCTTCGTGCATCACGAACACGCCCACGCTGCCCACCAGCGCGTCCGGAGTGGCGATGATCTCATCTGCCTGTGACGCGATCCAATACGCCGCGCTGGCCATGAGATTATTCGCCAGGGCGACGACGTGCTTGCCGTCGCGCAGGGCGCGCACCTCCGCCGCCACTTCCGAAATTCCGCTGACCGTTCCGCCGGGCGAGTCCATCTCGAGCAGCACGGTGCCGATCGACTCATCGGCCCGCACGTCGCGCAGCGTCCTCAGCAATCGCTCCACCGTGACCCCGCCGAACAACTCAGGCCACATGGATTCACGGCGGCTGATCGATCCGATCATTTCCACGCGCACCACGCGCCCGCTCTTCGGGCCGGGCTTGCTCACGGCCTGTACAATCGATTCTGCCGAATCGGCGGGCAGCGTGCGCGCGCGTTCCGTCTGTAGATTCGCCAGACACGCGCTTAACCAGTTCGGCCAGATCGCCCACGTCTCAGCTTGCGCCAATCGATATAACTCAGATCGTTCCATTCGTGCCCCCTGGCGGCTGGACCGGCGGCTGCGCCGGTGCCGCGCTATCCTGCATATTGAGTGGCGATAAATACTTGTCGCCTTGCCCATCTGGCAGCGGATTCATGTTCTCAATTTCGCGCACATCGTCAGCGCTCAGCCAGCCCCAATTTCTGCCGGTGGCATACGCGCTATAACGACTTAACAAATCGCCGCGCAGCAGCGCGTCCACCAAGAACTCTGCAAAATATTCTTTCCGTTCACTGGGCAATAACAGGTCCAACGTCACGCGCTTTTCAAATCGCACCAGCCACGGCCGCAAGCTGTCCGTCACAAATTCCAGCCCCTGGTGCTCGATGTTGCTGAAGGTGGCATTGTCCAATATCCCGATCTTGTGCGGCTGCACGCGGAACAAGCGCGCCACTTCGATCGCCTGGAATTTCTTCAACTCGATAAACTGCGCATCGTCGAGGGGCATCCCAAACGTCTCAATCTCCATGCCCTGTTCCAGGATCGCCGGTCGGTTCGCGTTATCGGGTCCGCCGTGCAAGCTCAGCCACGACTCGCGCAAATTGTCGATGGCTTCCTTGCTCAATACGCCGGGATATTTCAGCGCGATGCCGGGCCGCGCGCCGTTCTCATAGAACGCTTCGCTGAAGGTGTCGAGCACCAGGCCCAGCCCGATCGCCCGCCGCCAATATCCGAGCACACTCAGCCCGGTCAATCCGTTCAACGTCAGCCCCGGCACATGCCAGATCTCGTCACGCTGAAATGTGCGCTGCCCGCCCGACGGCGGCTGATAATCAAAAATCAATTCACCGCTCACGCGCCGGATCGTCATATAGCGACTCTCCAGCGGCCACAGTTCGCGCACGCTGCCGTTCCGATCGGGCACGATCTGCGCGAAGCCGTTGCCCCACAACAGCACATTGGTCATCATCGCTTCGATCAATTGCTGGCTGCTCATGTCGTCATTGGCCGCGTCGTGCAAGCGCTGATAGACCGGATGATCGACCGCGCGATCCTTGCCCCGATCGGCGCGCCGCCGGTATAGAATGCACGGCAACGACGACACACTCTCGGACAAAACGCGCACGCAGGCGAAGACCGTCGCATACGTCAGCGCCGTGTCGATCGTCACCGGCGCGCCCGCGAACGTCATCCCGCCGCGCATCACGCTCGGAACCAGGCCGCGCCCGCTGTGCTCATCCAGTGCGGCCTGCGGCGCGCTATTCGATTTTCGTTTGAACCGATCGAGTATGCCCATGCACAACTGTCCTTCGATTGAAAGCGGGCTGCACGTCGCCCGGATAATTCATTGCCTCAGCGCGGGTCAAATGATGCCCGGCCGGGATCACCAACGGCTCCCCGTCAATCTCGATCGTCAACATTTGCAGCGCGATCATCCAGCCGCCGGTCTCATACTGGCGCGCCGCCACTCGCTGCTTCTCTCGGATCAACTTCTGCGCGATTGCCGTATCCATCACAACCTCACCAGCCCGCACGCAAAACGGCGCGATCCAAATTTGGATCGCGCCGTGTGTCTGACCGTTGTCCGGTCGCCGTTTCACTTTGCGGGCGGCTTGCTGGGCCGCCACTACCGTACACGTTGCCGTGTAACTGTATTATATACCCGATTTCAGAAAGTCAACCAGCAAAATCAGTGCCTTGCATTGCCCCACACATCACGGCGTTACCCTACTTCACCGCGCCACCACCGCGCCATGCCCCGCCCCACTCTACAAAGCCTTTGCGTCTAATGACAGCAACCTTGCCACGGGTTGCTGTCATTATAAGCCTATTCAGTTCTGAAAGTCAACCGCCCGGCTCAATCCGTACCCGGCCCTGCTCATCGTCGACGATCCTAAAATCCTTTTGACCGGCGTTGTGCAGCTGTTGCGCGCGGGTGACGGCCTGCGCCCAATCTTTTGACAGCACGACTTTCACCGATTGATCTTTCGTTTTGGTTTCTGGC